AGGATATTTTATTGAGAGTTTTAAGTGGTTTTATTGAAATGGGTATTAGATTAGCAATTAATTTAGCTTTAGAACAAAAACAAGTAAAAGCTTTAATTACAAAATTAGGTATTGAAAAATTAATAACTAATCAAAAACGAATACAAGCATCAATTCAATCATCTCAGGGAAGTGGAGATATGGGAAGTACATTAGTTAGAATGGCTAGTTCTTTTTTAGGGTTTGGTAGATCAAGAGGTGGTGCAGTATCAAAAGGACAACCTGTTGTAGTTGGCGAAAGAGGTGCTGAAATGTTTGTACCAAATCAAACAGGACAAATAACACAATCAGCTAGAGGAACAGGTGGAAGTCCTGTAAATGTTAATTTTTCAATAACAACTTTAGATGCAACAGGATTTCAAGATATGTTAGTACAAAATAGAGGAACAATATCTAATATAATAAACCAAGCTGTTAATGAGAGAGGTGGAAATAATTTAGTATAATGAGTGGTGCTTTTCCTATATCTAATTCTAAATTCTCAACAATGGGCATTAAGTCTATTCAAAAGACTTTAATATCTAAATCAGATAGTGGTAAAAAATTAGCAAGGCAAATAGATGGTCAAAGATTTGCTTTTACAGCAGAAATCATAACAGCAAAAAGATCAGATGTTTATGGAGAACTTATGGGATTTATTATTAAACAAAGATCAGGTAAAGAAAATTTTACAATTATCCCACCTGAAATTGAAGATGCTAGAGGTTCTGAAACAGGAACAGTTCTAGTCAATGGAGTTCACGCAGTTGGTGATACAACAATAGCAATGGACGCATTTGCTGGTGATGGTGCAGGTAGATTTAAGACGGGAGACTTTATTAAATTTGCCTCGCACAACAAAGTATATATGGTTGTTGCAGATGTAACTTCAAGTTCTAGTGCTTCAACTGTAACTATTGAACCACCTCTTATAACAGCATTAGCAAATGACTCAGTTGTAACTTATGACAATGTTCCTTTTACAGTTTATTTAACATCAGATATTCAAGAGTTTGGTGTAGTGGGTTCTGATAAAGATGGTAATTTACTATATAGTTTTCAATTTGATGTTGAGGAAGCTTTATAGTGAAATATTTAGTAAGACATTGGATTACTGTTGATATGATAGCTGAAGAAGTTATAGATGGAGATGGTGTTAATTTAAAAACAAATAATATAGGAAAACACGAAGAACCATCTGATAAAGCAACTTATATCGTATCAGATTATGTAAAAGTAAAAAGGAGAACAATAGAAGATTATGACGAGAAGTTTAACGACAGCAGTAAAGAACGAACTAGCAACAAATGATATTAGACCAGTACATCTTATCTCAATCGGTTTTAGTAGTCCTGTTAATATTACTGATTGTTCATTTTCACTAACAAGTTCTGTTTCAGGTTCAAGTGTAACTTATACTGCTTCTGATTTCATAATGGGTCTTTCAAATTTCACAGAAGAAACAGATGTAACTAAAACATCTTTAACATTATCTTTATCAGGTGCAGATTTAACTTTTATATCTACTGTTCTTAATGAAAATGTGGTGAACGATAGTGTAGATATTTTTAGAGGTTTTTTAGATGATAACAATGCTCTTATAGCTGACCCTTTTTTATTGTACTCAGGAACAATAGATGCTTTTACAATAGGAGAAAATAAAAATTCTAGCAATCTTAATTTGCAAATTGTTTCCCATTGGGCAGATTTTGATAAAACAAATGGTCGTAAAACAAATAACACATCTCAACAAAGATTTTTTAGTTCAGACGTTGGTATGAATTTTTCGTCAGAGACAGTACAAGATATTAAGTGGGGGAGATCATAATGCAAGATATAATAAATCTATTTAGAAAATTTAACAATTATTCAGACTTTTCAGATTTTGAATTATCTAATTATTTATTTCCAAGTATAAAACTTAATCAATATAAAAAACATTATAATGAAAACAATTTGATTGGTTTTACGAATTGGGCTTTATTATCTGATAAAGCCGAAAATAAAATATTATCTTTTCAACCTTTTAATTACGAGGATTGGAATAGTGGAAATAATTTATGGCACATAGAAACTGTATCTTTAAAAAATGTAAAAAAAATAATTTCTTGGACTAAAAACAACCTTGCAAGTAAATATGGTGTAAATAGACTTGTTAAATGGGTTAGAGTTAAAAATAATAAAATTAGAACAATAAAAAAAGTTTATTCAAAGGATAGTTGGTTATGGGTGGAATAATAAGAACAGCAACAAAGATAATAACAGCACCGATAAAAATTATATCAAAAGCTTTATCTTGGATAGCACCAAAACCACCTGAAATACCTGATTTTGGAACAACCGATTTTGACGATTATGAGACAGGAGTATTATTAAATAAACAATCAAATGATGCTAATATTCCTGTAATTTATGGAACAAGATTAGTAGGTGGAACTAGAGTTTTTATGGAAACTTCAGGAGCAGACAATACTTATTTATATATGTCTATTATTCTCGGAGAGGGAGAAATAAACGACATAACAGAAATTAGAATTGATGATAAAGCTGTAACTTGGGCAAGTGATTTAGCAGATAATACAGCAGTTGAAGTAGGTAGTGGTGATAGTAATTTTTATAAAGATTCAGCAAGTTTAATTAGAGTTGAACCACATTTTGGTTCAGATAGTCAAACAGCATCAAGCTTATTATCTACATTATCATCTTGGGGAACTAATCACAGATTAAGAGGTATTGCTTATTTGGCTTTACGTTTTAAATGGAATCAAGATGCTTTTGGTTCTATTCCAAAAGTTCAAGCTGTTGTACAAGGAAAAAAAGTTGTAACTTTAGCATCTAATTTATCAGAACAAACAGCGAGTTTTTCAAGCAATCCAGCATTTTGCTTATTAGATTATTTAAGAAATGAAAGATATGGAAAAGGTATAGCAACCTCAGATATTGATTTACAAAGTTTTTATGATGCTTCACAGGTCGCTGTAACACAAGTAACACCCTATTCAGGTGGTTCAGATATAAATATATTTGATTGTAATGCAGTATTAGATACATCAAAAAAAATTATTGAAAATGTTAGAATTATTTTAAGAGGTTGTAGAGGTTATCTTCCCTATACAGGTGGTAAATATAAGCTAATTATAGAAACAACAGGCACAGCATCTATCACACTTACAGAAGATGATATTATAGGTGGATTTAATCTTAATAGTGAAAATAAAAACGATAAGTTTAATAGAGTTATTTGTAGCTTTGTAAACCCTGATAGAAACTACCAAGTAGATGAAGTTCAATTTCCACCAATAGATGATTCAGGTTTAACAAGTGCAGATCAACACGCAACTATGAAAACTGCTGATGGTGGTTTTCTACTAGAGGGCAGATTTGATTTTCAAACTATTACTTCTCCGTATCAAGCAGAAGAAATGGCAGAAATAATTTTAAGAAGAAGTAGAGAAGCTTTAAAATTAAATGTCAATGTAAGTGGTGATGGTTACGATCTTGCAATAGGAGATATAGTAAATATTACACACGCATCATTAGGTTTTTCTGCAAAAGCTTTTAGAGTATTAGCTGTTAGTTTTAATGAAGATTATACAATGGGTTTAACATTAGTAGAGTATCAAGCTACGCATTATACTTGGGCAAGTAAAGCACAACAATCCTCAACACCAACTACTACACTTCCAAACCCATTTTTAATTCAACCACCAGCAAGTGTTACTTTAACAGATCAATTAATATCTTATAATGATGGTACTGTAATTGTAGCATTAGACATAGCAGTAGGTGCTTCTCCAAATAGTTTTGTATCTTTTTATCAAGTTGAATATAAAAAAGCATCTGACTCAGATTTTATAATCTACGCACAAGGTTCAGGTCTTACACATAGAGTTTTAAATGTAATTGACCAAGAAACTTATGACGTTAGAGTAAAAGCTGTTGGTGTAAGTGGTGCGTCTAGCACTTATGTTACTGCACAAAGAACTATTATAGGAAGTATTTTACCACCAAGTGATGTAACAGATTTTTCTTGTAATATTATTAATGGAGAAGCACATTTATCTTGGGAACAAATATCTGATTTAGATTTAGCTTTTTATCAAATAAGATACTCAACATTAACAAGTGGTGCTACTTGGCAAAACTCAGTATCATTAGTAGAAAAAGTATCAAGACCAGCAACCTCTATCGTAGTACCGGCTAGAGTAGGTTCTTATTGTATTAAGGCAGTTGATAAATTAGGAAACTTCTCAATCAATGAAACTATTATTGCAACTAATGTAACATCTATTGGAAACTTTAATAATATAACAACTCAATCAGAAAATCCTAATTTTACAGGAACAAAAACTAATTTAACATTAGATAGTAATTTATTAAGATTAACTAATTTAGGTTCTAATGGAACTTATGAATTTGCAAGTGTTATTGATATAGGTGCAGTTCATACATCAAGAATAACAGCTACACTTGCACAATTTGCAGAAAACCCTAGTGAATTATTTGATTCTGAAAGTGGTGATTTTGATGACAAAACAGGTTCATTTGATGGAGATTCTCCAAGTAACTCAAACGCACATTTAGAAATAGCTGTAAGTAGTGATAATAGTACATTTACAGAATTTAAAAATTTTGTAATAGGTGATTATACTGCTAGATACTTAAAGTTTAGATTAGTGTTAATTTCAAGAGATGGAGTAACGACTCCAGTAATAAGTCAAGCAACTGTAACTGTTGATATGGAAGATAGAATACAATCAGGAAATGATATATTAAGTGGTGCTGGAACAAAAACTGTTGCATTTACAAATCCATATAAAACTGCTAATTATGCAGTTGGTATCACAGGACAAGGAATGGCAACAGGAGATTATTTTTTAGTAGAAAGTAAAACAATTAATGGGTTTAATGTTACTTTTAAAAACTCATCTAATACTGTAATATCAAAAACATTTGATTTTATAGCAAAAGGATTTTAATTAATGGCAAATCACGATTACGTAATAAGTAACCAAACTTTCCCAGCAACTAGGACAGATTTAAATAATGCTTTATCTGCTATTGTATCAAACAATTCATCATCATCAGAACCAAGCACTAAATATGCTTATCAATGGTGGTTTGACACTTCTTCAAATACATTAAAGTTTAGAAATGCAGATAATGATGCTTGGGTATCTTTCGCTGTATTTGATATGTCAACTGATACAGTTAATCTAGTAGATAGCACAGTTACTTTAGATTCTTTGTCATCATTATTTCACGATAGAGGTGCTTATGGTTCTTCTTCTGCACCAATTACTTATACTGTAACAGTTGGAACAAAAACAACAGCACACCCTTATAGTGGTGTAGGAAGTTCATCAGCATATTTTTTAGAGGGTTTAGAATCTCCAGCTTTTACTTTAGGTGGTGCTGATACAGCAAAACCTTATTATTATAAATTTGACCAAGCAAACGGAACAAATGCTTCACACCCATTAAGATTTTATTTAGATGCTGGAAAAACAACAGCTTACACAACGGGAGTTACAACGAATGGAACTGCTGGTTCTGCTGGTGCATATACTCTTTTAGCTGTTGATGAATACACACCTAACATTTTATATTATCAATGTTCTTCTCACGCACATATGGGAAATCATTTAAAAGTTATTTCTAGTAAATTAAATTCAAATGGTGTTGCTTTTAAAATGCCAACAGCAGATGGTTCAGCAAATCAAGCTATGGTTACAAATGGTTCGGGTGTATTATCTTTTGCATCTATATCAGAAACTAAACCAACTATAACTTCTTCTAATTTATTTGTAGCACCAAGTTCATCTACACAAATAACTATTGCTGGAACTAA